CGTAAGCTCTGTGTATGCGAAGACGCCGGCTGCGACGAGCAAAATCAGACTAGCTACCGTCTTCATAGGCATCTGCACGGCAGCGGATTCAGATATGTTTAAAGGTTGTTTACTCATTTATTTTTGGTTTTGGTAGCGGAAGTATATAATCTTTAGGATCTACTTTCAATGGCTGTGAGGGCCTTACAAAGATAGCCAATAAACACAATAATAATATTAAAATTGCTGTAAATCTGTAATCCATTAGGGCCCTCTTTGCTCATTATCTAGTCCAAAATATTAATCTTCTAGAAAAATTTTTTATTTTATTCCAAATTTTTTTAATCATATTTTCCTCCACTAATTTCATAGTTTCCCATACACAATCGCAAAAACTACATTTAGCGATTCCTCTATGCCTATGTCCACAGTCCATGCATATTCCATTTACTACATTAATCATTTTTCTTTTCCTCCATTTCATAAAAGAAATTATCAGTGTCTTCAGTTCGCCACTGTTGAGTATCTTCTACGTTCCATTCAGTCGTTTGCACTTTCCAATCAGGAATATTATCCTTCACTGTAAAAGAAGGTAAGTCCCAAATTAATCGATTGTTAGGTTGTGCAGCATAGTTGCCGTCATCTAAGGCAAGTATGTGAGCGCATTTATGTTCATGCGGGATCTCTGAATGATCAGTGTCAACGATGTTACTCTCTGGATGAGCAAAGTCAATAGTAAATAAATATTTACCAGTATGCCATTTTTTATCTTTACCTATGTATTTACCAGCTTGTCCGTCTAAAATATCATAACTAGTAACAGCAGGATAATAACTAAAAGAATTCCAAAGCTCCAGTTCATCAATTCTCTTACGTGGAACAGCTGCGGGTTCATAACCACGTTGAATAAAAGCCGTAATTGGGAGACGATAAAAGATTGCACCGTTTTCCATAATAGCATGCCATAAGATAGCACGACCTGACATACAGCTAATACCAAAGATAATACAGTCTTCAACTTCTCCATGATGTTTTTTAAGATCATATAAATATTCTCTCCTTATCTGTGCATATTGCACGGGTATGTTTGCATTTAAATAAGCCATAGTTAACCATTAATATCTCCCCAAGTTTTGCCCTTTTCATAATCAACTTTGTTGGGGACTTCCAAAGTCACAGCATTCTCCATAACTTCGACTATTTGTTGTGCATGTTCTTCATCTCGAACACTTACGCATAGTTCGTCATGAATTTGTATGTGAGCTACTATACCAGATTTATAAAGATCTAACATTGCTTTTTTTGTCATATCAGCAGCTGACCCCTGTATTAATTTGTTTAATGCTTTGTAAGTATATGCTCTTCTAATTCCTGGTCCGTGTTCCTGGAGTGCTTCTTCGTGAGGCAATGCTTTATGCATACCGAATTGATTTGGTTCCCACAAATGAAATCTACACAATCGTCCCAAGAGAGTTCGAATTTGACCACGCTCCTGGGCACGATTGGAAGCACTATTCATTAACTGCTTAACGAAGGGAACTTTAGCGTGGTATTGATCGAACAATTCTGCGGCCTTATCTTTTGATACACCTAACTCTGCCTGGAGTTTAGCTTTACCCATACCATAAAATAAACCCAGGTTAATTACCTTGGCTTGAGATCTAGGTATCTTTGCCATGTCTGCTACAACCTGGTGAAAGTCTGTAGAAGTATCATTTTCATAATTATCTATTACATCATTAACTGATGGAAATTTGTGTAAAGCTGCATAATGTACTACCAGCCTAGGTTCTTGCTGAGAATAGTCAAAACAACCCCACGTATGGCCTTCCTCTGGTATAAATATAGACCTAATCATAGGTCCAAGATCCTTATTTCTGGCTGGAAGCTGCTGTAAATTTGGGTTTGAGTATGAGAATCTACCAGTCACAGTTCCGCCATAATCCGACCTTATTTGATTTATGTCTGCATGGATCCTGCCTTTATGTTCATGTTTAATTATGGTATCAATAAAAGTAGTATGAGCTTTATTAACTTCTCTAGCTTGAGCAATCATTCTAACTACTGGATGACTATGATTAGAAATAAAATTTTTAGTGAAAGATGGGGCCTGTGATTTTGCAGTTCGTTCGTATGGTAAACCAAGTTTATCAAAAACTTTCGCAACACTTCTTGCAGCCATTAGCTGAACGTCTATGTGCGTTTCTTTTTTTATTTTGTGCAGGAGTTCTTCTTCTTGCAATGTTAACTGCTGCTTCAATTTATGAGCTCGTTGAACGTCTACTCGGACTCCAAGGAAACGCATGTCTACCAGACAAGGAAAAAGATCAGTTTCCAATTCAAAAATAGATTCAACATCTTGATGTATTAATTCTTTTTTAAATATTTGCCAAAGTTCTAATGTAAGTTCTGCATCTTTCTCTGCATAAGATCCAACATACATTGCTGGTAGTTGCCACATATCTGCTTTAGGATCTAGTCCTCTAGACTTTGCTTCTTCGTTTAACGCAGCTTCGTTTTTACCATGGCCTAAATAATCCCAGGACAAACTATTTAAATCAAATCTAAATCTGTTCTCGTCAATTAAAGATGCAGCAATCATAGTATCTACTATCTGTCCATTTATTTTAAGACCCATAGATTTAATCCAACACACATCATACATTGCATTATGAAATATTTTTATAGCATCTGATTCACAAATATCTTTAAACCATTCTAAAGTTTTTTTGCGGTCCATGTTTGGCCCTGATCCGTGAGCAATTGGAAAATAAAATTTTCTACCAGGTACAGCAACAGCTATACCTACAACTTCTCCATTACCAATAATAGAACCTGAACCTTTAGATTTTAAATCAGGATCTCTTGTTTCTAAGTCAATCGCAATCTCGTCGTACTTTCTTAGATCAGGATATTCCTCTGGTTCATTCCATTCTGTTTGTGCTTCAAATAAAGGTACTTTCATTTCTTTTTTGTATCTTTTATCTTTAACATTTCTAATTGACAATAATGCACTATCTTTTTAAGATCCTCTATTCCACCTTTTCGTTGATACCTACAAACGTACTTCACAACGTTCCCCTGAAAAAACGAAAGATCATTTTTAGAAATAAACTCATAAGGTTGGATTGGAAACTTTGTGTAGTGATTCCCGCCTACCTGAGTGTATTGTGGAAATGATTCTTTAAATATATCTTTATCTGTCATAGTTGATACCCCTTCCTTTCAATTTTTGCTCTCATTAAATATAAATTTCTTTTAGCTCTCGTGCAACCTACATACCATACTCTGTGCTCTTCGTCACGCTTTATTACGCTTTTTATTGTAGCTTCTCTTATTTTTTTAGCATTGTCTAATACTAAAATTACGTTCTCACATTCGCCTCCTTTTGCTGCATGAATTGTAGATACTTTGATTCGTGCTTCCTCACTTAATTTTTCCTTATTTGATAACATTAATCTTATATAAATTTTATCTTCAGCTGGAGCATTGTCAAAACATTCAAACCATTTTAAATCTTTTTTAAGTTCTCTATTGCCCATGTATTCTTTGATATCTTCTAATGCTGTATCTGATACTGTTTCTCCATTTAACCATTTACTGTGATTAATAATTGCTCTGTATAGTTTAGTGTTATAACTTTTTTGATGTTTGTTTTCGTAGTACAAACCTTTAACTTTTAATAAATTACAAATTTCTTTTGATCTCGATATGGTTCTAGTTAAAATTAACCAATCCTGACTAAATAAGTCAAGATTCTCTAAACTATTAATTTTACTACACAAACCTTCTTCATTTCTAGGTAAATAATTTTTAGTTGCTCTTAGTCCTTCTATTCTTGCCGTAATAATTTCAGAAATATCTTGCACTGCTTTTGGTATTCTTCTAGATTTAGATAACACTTTTTCTATTGCAGGCTCTTGTATAAATCTATCTACATCTGCACCGGCCCACCCATAGATTGCTTGATCATCATCTCCAGCTAAATAAACTTTTTTAGATTTAGATTTTAATATGTCATACAATTTCCATTGTATTGGAGATAAGTCTTGAGCTTCATCAATAAACACTACATCTAAATTAGGAATCTTGTTTGGTTGGCGAATAATGTCATGTATCATATCAGTAAAATCAACTAAATTATTTACATCAGGATGTTTGTAATTGTTATAGTTTGCTTCTATATGTTTTAATAAATCTGGATCTACATTAGTAGAGTGTTCAGCTGTGCAATATTCATCCCATACCGGAATATCTTTTTCTTTTGCTTTTAAAATAATTTGAAAATATTCATTGTCACAAGTTAAATAAGGAGAAGCATCCATATCTTTTTTTGCATTGACTCTCACACTTAATTCTTTTCCAAGATCATTATAATGATAGTCTTGCATTACATTTTCCTCTCTAAGTCCTAAACTATGAAAGGCTAAAGAATGTAATGTTTGAAAATATTTTAACTGTTTCTTTTTATACTGCGGATTCTTTTTAAGCATCCTATCTTTTGCTTCATTTGCTGCTTTACGAGTAAAAGCAAAATAACCTATTCTATCAACAGGAGTGCCTATTCTTATGTAAGCCATGGCACGTCGAATTAATTTTTCAGTTTTACCTGTACCTGGAGGTCCGTATATTTTAGTTACTTTTGTCATTAGCTGGTGCAAAGGTATCAACAAACTTTCCAGAAAAATTAAATGTACCATGATGTCCAACTTCACAATGTACTAACGCATGGAGTTTAAATCCTGCTTGTCGTGCTAAACTACAAAAAGAAACATCTTCTCCATACCAAGCGCCTTCTTTTGAATCAAAAGTATTTTCCCAAAAATTATATAAATATTTTTTTTGTTCATCAGATATTCCAGAAGCGTATTTAATTTTTAATTGTGGGTATTGTTTAATTAATTTTTCATAAACAGATCTATGAATTAATGTTAGTCCTGCTGGCCCTCCAATAATTTCCGTGATCCCTGATTTATCAATGTTGATATTTTTATAATCAGGAAAAGCTACAGAATAAGACACAGAATTATCATGAGTCTTTTTTCTATAAGGCGCACAAATAAAATCTTTTTGAGCCATGATCATTGATCCGATGACTTCAGGTTCAAAACTTACATCAGCATCAACAAATAATTGATAATCATAATTAGATTCTAAAAATATTGCGGACAATATATTTCTCGAATAACCTACGTAAGGCGATTTAAATGTAGATATATTTGTTTTAATTTTAGCTGCAGTAAATTTATCAAATAATTTTAATAAACTTAAACAAGTTGGTACCTGCATAGTATCATAACAAGGCATTGATACATGCACAGTGGGTATCTTTTTTTCCGTCATAGTATATCCTTTTTGCTTTTCATTGGTATTATTTCAACAGGGTTTTCTTCTCTTTCAAAATGTGTCATTGATATTTTAACACATCTTACTGGGTTATGTGATTTCTTTTCTGTTTCTTTTTTAGGATATCGTTTAAGACTCCGTAATTCAGCATTAAAAAAATCCATCATCATCTGTCCAGTCCTATCAATTTTAGATTTCCATTCTTTGTTTTTTAAAAAATTATAGAAAGGATCAAATACAAAATATGCAAAGCCATCATCAATTAATGTGCTACCACTTCTAAAAGAGGCATCACTAACTGCCGGTACACCATGAATATAATCATCTAGATGTTTATGAAGTATTTCTTTTGGTGATGTACCTGGAGGAGCTTTTTCTGTTTTCATTCCTTGCCATAGGTTATCTAAAATATTTTGCATATCATCACCCTTGATTCGTGGTGGTGGAATAGGAGTATGAGCTCCAATTAAACGTCTAAGTTTTTCTTGGTCCATGATGTAATTAATATCTCTAGCAATTATCTGTTGCGTAGTTTCACCTTCTACTTTGTCATTGTAATGTACAGTAAATCTAAATTCTGGTTCAGGAGAATAATCTATTTTAATTAACGCAGATAGCGCTGGAAATTTTTTAACTTTATCAGAGGCTACACCAAACTTTCTTTTTAAACATTCTGATTTAACACACATACTATTAATAGGTTCCTCTGAACAAGTATGGCCTGCGGTATCTTTTTTATATGCTTTAATCTTTTGTTTTACTTTTTCATCTCCCCATATATTATCGTAAACAATATAATTTCTTGCACCCTCTAAAAGTTTTTCTTCCCAATTGTCAGGATATTTCTTTTTAGCAAACACCATATAGTTATAAATAAATCTATCTCTGTAATCATCTAACTTAGATTTAGACAATCTTTGTAAACAAACGGGGCCATCAGCAAATTCATCTGCACCACCTGTTAATTCTAATCGCATAAGTTCTGTTGCAAATTCTTCTAGATCTTCTTTAGTCTTTGTGTTAGCCTCGACGACTTTTATAAATTGTTCAAAAGTAAACTCAGTTCCATCTAAATTTACACCCACTCTCTCATTACGATTGTAGTAAGGTAAATTAATAAAGTTACCATTAATAGGTTTACTATCTGAACCTATTCCTAGTTGAGTTTGTTTTGGAAATATTTCTGTTGAAGCTTTAAGGTCGAAAGTAAATAATAATTTATCTAAAAAATTTCTAACAAAACTTGCTTTGACTGGTTCTTTAAAGAACACATATATGTGAAGTCCACCACTTTTAGATTTAACTGGGACTACTGGAATATTTTTTTTATCTATTATTTCTAAATACTTTCTTAAATCAAAGTTGTCATATTCATCAGAGTCTATATCTATGGCTCCAAATTTTGCTAACCCATCGTCGTCACAAGGTTGTATACCTATAGATTTTTTACCACTGAGATGATCTAAGTAATCTGATTCTAATAATTCTTTTGCTGCCCACCCATATTTTAATTTAAGTTTACCTGTAGAAGGATCTTTGTATGCAGAGTTTATATCCGCATAACCATAGTCTCTTTTAAGACCTGTAAATATATCTATAAATTTTTCTTCCATCTTTATATTTTGTGGGGTGGGTCCACTCTCGCTTTACCACCCCAGTTGCAACAATTCCTAATGGAATTCTAGTAGTGAGCTGCCCCATCAGTTGCTTTAGCAGCATCATCTTCACCATGTTTTACTTGAACATCTCCTTTAGAAATGCTTTCAGAAAAACTTTTGGCTTGTTGATACAACGCAGCATCCTGAATTGAACCTGTCTTGCTCACTTCCCAACCAAACCATGTGCCTTTGTCGTTAGACTGTTGCACGGTTCTTAGTTGATAAAGATGGCTAAAAGATGCGGGAGTAAACAATCCGTTTTTTCCCTGCATTTTTATACTTTGCATCATGCTATTCCATTTTCTACTAATTTTTAATTGAGTAGATTTCATAGCAATCAACGCAGTAGTTGGCGAATCACTATTAACTATCACAAAATGTTGTGCAGTTTTCTCAATATAATTACCGTTAGGTAATCTATCTTTGAAATCCCCACCTCTAGTTGTTTTAGTCATGATGTCACTAGATGAAGGATAGATATTAACAGGAGCACCTGATCCATCTTTTCCTCTATCTTTCCACTCAACATATTCGAGTTTGTAGTAACATGGAATCACTTCGACTCCTTTTTCACCATTAAAGAGTTCACCTGTTACTGAATTAAATATCATTCCAGGTTCAGCCCCTTCAACATACTTGCCGTCTCTCTTGTTTACTTCAGGAGATAACTGACCAAGTATTTTAAGAAACGGTAATGCAAGATCTTCTTGAGTCACCGTTCCAGTTTGTACTGCTGCATCAGCTTCAAATATTACATTTGAAGAGATTGCACCATTCTTCTTTATTGTTGGTTCTTTGTTCATGTTTCTATTTCCTTGTTATTTTGGTTCTGTTTCCTGCGAACACGTTAAATAGATCCGTGGGCATCTCGAGACCCTTTTCGGTACGCTCACGGACCAGAGCTTTAAGTGTCATTGGTTCAACCTTTAACTTTTGGGTCGGTTGATACCCTTGACCTTGTGCAAGGTCAGCAAAACTTGCTGCCTTGTTATCTTCGTTACGACCAAAGGAAACAGTGATCATATTTTTAATTACGTCACCCAAGCCATTATTACGAAGCCAGTTAAATGCTTCTTCCTCTTTTGCTTTAGGAATCGAAGCACCATAGACAGGTTTGACTTCTACGCCAGCCCCATCTGCTAAACTAAATTTTGATATATTCATTTCTGTCATCATGGTAGGTATAACCTCTCCTGATAAAACGTCTATATCATTTTTAATTTTTTTTAATTCTTCTTCTTTTGTTGTAAGTTTATCTTCCAAAGTTCTTAACTTAATAACCTGGGCAGATAATTCTTTAATGTCGTTCGTATTAGCATTTGCTAACGAATCAACTTTGTCTTCTTCTAAGTTTATACTCATGTCTTTTTACCTTTCGTAGTAGTTAATGATGCTGTTAATATAATGTCATAATATCCTATGTCAAGCTTAATCTTCAATCTTTCCTTTTTCATATATGTTAATTTCTATAGGGTAATACATTTTTTCTTGTCTATCCCATTTTAACAAATTAAATTTACCCTGTGTCTTATCTGCAACAATAGAACACGCAACCCCTATAATAGCTGGATCGCCTGTAAGTAGTAAATAATCTTTAGGGGTGTATTTATCTAAAAGTTTTCTTAATTTAAATATTAATGGTCCTGGAGACAAAATAATTTGTGAGTGTTCTGGAAGTAATACTACTAGTTTACCATATTTTTGTGCACCCATTATATTAAATTTAGGACTGCCCATTTTGGTTCCTGGTAATTCTTGAATTACATAAACAATAGGTTCACTACTTTGAGTAGGCACTGTATTTAATGTTGTTAATCCCATATAACTTTCCTATTGACTTGTTATATATCTTTTGATATGCGTGTCAATAGAAAGAAAAACAACTATGAACTATAAATTTAAAACTAAGCCATACGCGCATCAATTAAAAGCGTTAAATAAATCTCACAATAAAGAATTATTTGCATATTTTATGGAGATGGGTACTGGTAAATCAAAAGTATTAATAGATAATGTATCTATGCTTTATGATAAAGGTAAGATAAATGGATTTTTATTAGTAGCACCTAAAGGTGTTTATAAAAACTGGTATGATTCAGAAATACCTACACATATGGTCAATCATATTGAAAAGAAAATGGTGTTGTGGCAAGCTAATATTACAAAATCACAACAACAAAAATTAGATACTTTGTTTGAACCTGGTGAAGATTTGCACATTTTAATTATGAATGTAGATGCATTTAGCACAAGTAAAGGTGTAGAGTTTGCTGCTAAGTTTTTAAGATGTCATAGAACTATGATGGCCATTGATGAGTCCACTACAATTAAAAATCCTGATGCTAAAAGGTCTAAACACATATGTTCCTTGGGCCAATATGCTAAATACAAAAGAATCCTTACAGGATCTCCAGTGACTAAATCGCCGTTAGATTTATATAAACAATGTGAATTTTTAGGAGAAGGTTTGTTAGATTTTACATCTTATTATGCGTTTAGAACTAGGTATGCCATACTTAAAACTATGAACTTTGGTTCCCACAGTGCCAAGGTTCCCGTTGGGTATAAAAATTTACAAGAACTTTCTGATAAAATATCTTTGTTTTCTGACAGAGTTTTAAAAGAAGATTGTTTAGATTTACCCGACTACACATATCAAAAAAGAATTATTCAATTAAGTAAAGAACAACAAAAAATTTATGACCAAATGAAAAACGTAGCTCTTGCACAAATGGATGGCAAGTTAATGACTACCTCTACTGCATTAGTGCAGCTGATGAGACTTCAACAAATTACTTGTGGTCACTTTAAAGCTGATGATGGTACGCTTAAAATTATTAAGAATGAAAGAGTTAATGCGTTAATGGACATATTAGAAGAGGTAGAGGGTAAAGCCATTATCTGGGCCCATTGGAGACATGATATAGATTCGATAGTTAAAGCTATTAAAAAAGAATATCCGGGTTCCGTGATGACTTATTATGGTTCAACTTCTACTGAAGATAGAGCCAAAGCTATAAAAGAAATACAAGACCCTAATTCTAAAATTAGATTCTTAGTGGGCACACCACAAACTGGTGGGTATGGTATTACATTAACGGAAGCTAATGTTATGATTTATTATTCTAATGGGTATGATCTTGAGAAAAGAACACAATCAGAAGCTAGAATAAATCGTATTGGTCAAAAAAGAAAAATGACATATATTGATATTATATGCGAAAAAACTGTAGACGAACGTATAGTAAAAGCTTTACGTAAAAAAATAAATATAGCTTCCGAAGTTATGGGAGAAGAACTTAAACAGTGGATATGATACAAACTTTTGATGACATAATTCCTCTTGTAGATAGAACTTGGTTATACGGAATGACCATTAAATCTAATTATCAAATACAAGGTTGGTCTGATAGAGACGATTTAGAGTTATCTAACAAACATGATTTACATTCTAAATGGTCTTGGGAAGATTTAGAGAGAAGTAAAATCTTGCCTTACATAGAAAAAGTTTTAAAAAAATCTAAATTTTCTAAATATACTTTAAATGATTTTACAGGTTGCACAATTAACGCTGTTAAACCTGGAGATTATTATTACATTCATACTCATTTAAAAGGTAGCATATCTATATTGTATTATATAAATTTAAATTGGAGACCAGAGTGGGCAGGAGAAACACTTTTTTACACAGACAACATGAAAGATGTTAAATTTACTTCTCCCTATGTCCCAGGTAGATTTATTTTATTTGACCATGAGCCCCATACAATTAGGTCTCAAACAATTAATGGCCCTGCGTGGCGATTTACATTAGCTTTATTTTTACAAAAATAATGGACTTAATAATTTTAAACGATGGTTTGTATCATTTAATACCTGTAACTAAAAAATTGTTAGATGGTATAGTTATAACTGCTGATATAGATTGTTTTGATTTGTGTGATATACTTCGAATTAAATTAACAGGGTATGTAGATAAATTAAATTTGCATATAATGAATGATGGCACTGGTAATTTTATTGGATGTATGTGTCGTTAACCTTTCATATCCATAAGTAAAGTTAAAAGTACAGCTCCCATACCACCAACTATCCAATACTCTAATCTTTTAATACGTTCTTGCATTTCTTTTATTTGTTCAAACGTTTGCTTTTGCATTATTCTGCAAAGCTTTTCATGTGATTCAATTTTTTGTAGTGCAGATTTTTTTGGCATTATACTAAGTCTTCTTTATAAATAGGGTCGCTGTAAGTTCCAAAATTAAAATACATATCATTTTGATAAGGAGTATTGACAACGTTCATTGGTTCATTGTTTCCTATTGGAGTAATTTCTTTAACTTGTAAAATACCAGTATTTGATATGTTATTTTGTCTGTCGCTGCCGCCACGTGTTCCAATTGGATTACCATAAGCATCTATAGTTCCTGCCATTCTAGCTGACATATAGTCATCATAACTTAAATTTGTTTTACCTGCAGGCACAACTTTTTCATTATAGAAATCTAAATTATTAAAAGGACCAGCTTTAGTAAGTATATTTTTTGCTATATTTAAAGGAGTTGGAAGATTACTTACAAAATCTACAACTTTGTCAACAATTTTATCTGGTCTTCCACCATCTCCTGTAGTAGTAGAGGTAGGATTATTTTTTGTTCTACTTATAGCTCTATCAAATTGTCCATAATCTGATCCACCTTTGTCTCCAAGTCCAGGACTTGCATCGTATCCACCAAGGTCTCCTTGTAATGACATGATACCGCCAGGACCTTTATTTGGTTTACCTTTTAATGAACCGTATATATTTGCATCTAATAAAATTTTTTGTTCTTTAGGTGTAATATAAGCTAATTCTGCTACAACGTGATCAGGGGAAGATAACCATCTTTTAGGGACAGTTACTGTTTCTTGTTTACCAAGATAGTTCATACCCCCTGCTTGTTTTACAGGTTTAATTTTTTTCTGTTGATCTTTAGTTAATCTTTGATCTTCGTATGTTAATTTTTTTTCTGTTGTCATATTTTATCCCAAGGGAAATAGTTTATCAAATTTTTGATCAGTTGATAGTAAATTATATCTAGATCCTAAATTAGTTTTATTAATAGAAGCCATGTTTACCGGTGCATTTTTGTTTTGATCTACTGGCAACACTGCAGGCACATTATTTACTGGAGCTAATTTTGCACCTCTAGGAGGTAATTCTCTTGCTTGTTTAACTCCAAAGGTTAGAGCTGCATCTATATACGCTTCAAAACTTTCTAAGCTATCATTAAGATCAAAGTTTCTTACATCTTTTCTTAGGTCATCCCATGCATCTTCTGCTACGTCTAAACCTAATTCAAATTTTAATGCTGCATCTAAATTTTGATCTTCTAATCTTTCAAGTAAAGATTTAACTCTAGCATCACTTGGAGTAGGTGCTTTAAATTTACCAGAAAATAAATTTTGTACTTCTGTTTTGTTTTTTAAACGATCATTTAAAATTTTTCTTAAATCACTTCTACTTACACCCAAGTCTTCAGCAGCTTGAATTGTTAACATTAAATTTTTTTGAGATTTAAATGAGTCCATTACCCAAACTTTATATGCATTAATTTTTTGTTCTGGTGTAGATCTTGCACTATAAGCAATACTTGCAAACTTAGCACCAATGTTTCTTTTATCTCTACCAAATGATGTAATAATAAAGGGCATACTTTGCATAGGTTTAATTTCTTGAACCCTTACACCAGCCA